ATATATTGGATATGCCTTCAAGATTTTGGGGGTAAGATGAATTACGAACCAGGAATGGTATCAGTTAATCTTGATATCGAAATTGAAAACGACCTAGAAGTAGACGCAGACGGAAATCTATTTCTACTGACTGTTCTCTACCCTCACGAAGGCTCTGATAAAGATCCAAGTGAGTGCAAATGTCTTTTTGAAGACGTTATTTCAAATCTCCTAGAATTCTATAAAGACAACAACCCCCACTCAAGTGCAGGTCAGCTGCATTCTATTGCTCACGAGTTAGATCGAGCAGCAGAACGGTTGAGAGAGGTTGCGGGATTTATGGAAAGCGTAAGAGATGGGGAGATATCTGAAGATGATATTTCCATCAACACCGAGGTTAATTACGACAATGTTTGATGTATCAAAAATGAATGAGATGGATTCAACGCAAGTAGGAACAGTAGGTGAGAACTTTGTAGCCTCTGTTTTAGGTGGATTTGGGTGTGAGGTTTCTCATGCCACAGGCCAAGGATATGACTTAGTGGTCTTAGAAAAGCATAATGATGGTAGCACCAAGCCTATTCGGATCGATGTTAAAACTGCTAGAAGTGCATCTAAGCAGAGAAACTTTCATATTGGGAAGGGTAAGTCTCATCCCGGCTTCAGAGATTACGAGGCAGGTTCATGTGACTTGTTTGCATTGCTTTGTCTAGAGGATATGTCTCTAGTCTTTAAGAAGTGTGAAACTTATGTAGGTAAGAAGTCGATCTACATCAATCCTCTAGAACATAATAGTACGGATTCTTATGATAGCTGGATGGAAGCTACTAGAGATTTATAGTATTCCCCTCGGCAACACTCGGTAGTTTTACCATATTTTTGAGCATCTGTATAGACGGGTAAACTAATTTTTTTAGTCACCTCGTATGACTCCTTGATTGGAACCGCATCTTGTGGTATAACAGATGGCATAGATATGGCTCAAACTGAGCAACAAAATACTTCCGAAGTTATTAATTTAGTCTACATCAGGGCGGCAATTTTGGCCAACACTGGGGTGCGCCTGACTTTAAAAGAAGTTCGTAGGTATCTCATAGAGGAAGGCTTTATCAGCCGATCCGATGCAATAAGAAAAGCTCCTATTTTCAGAGACTATAGAGAATACTTTAGGACTGAGGAGTTTTCAAGATTAGAAATGGAAGCTGAAGAAAGGGAGTAATAATGTATTTAATAGTTATTCTTTTACTACAATCCGACTCCTACAAAACAATATCCGACCCTACTTTGTACACTTCTATGTATGAGTGTGAGACTGCGCGGGCTGTAGTTAATAGCAAACTAATGGGAACTCGCCCTACTGAAAGTGCATCAGTATTTTCCCAATGCACTGAGCTATCTATCAAAGATAAAGCAGCTAATGATATAAACCTATAGAGGATATGAGCAATGTCTTTGTACAAGAATCTTAACAAACGCAAAAAAGAAGGCACCAGCCGTTCTAAGAAGAACAGCACAGTATCCCCAAAGGCTTATGCAAATATGCAAGCTGGCTTTCCCAAGAAAAAAACAAAAGCCAAAAAGAAATGAGTACTTTAACAAAAGCTCAAGAAGCTAAGATGAAAGAGCATAAAAAGCATCACACTGCGAAGCATATGAAAGATATGCGAACTGCAATGGTTGGCGGTAAGACGTTCACTCAGGCCCACACTATAGCAAAAAAGGCTATGACGAAGAAGAAGGCTAAGAAAAAGTGAATAAAGACCCGCGGCTAACACGAGCCGGGGTATCTGGGTTTAATAAGCCCAAACGCACCCCAGGACACGCCACAAAGTCTCATGTTGTTGTAGCTAAAGAAGGCGATAAGATTAAGACCATTCGCTACGGCCAACAAGGCGTGAGCGGTGCAGGTAAGAACCCTACGACAGCCAAGGAAAAGGCTAGAAAAAAATCCTTTAAAGCTAGACATGCCAAGAACATTTCCAAGGGAAAAATGTCAGCGGCCTACTGGGCCGATAAATCCAAATGGTAGTGGTGCTTACATATGGCAGTAAACAACGAAGATAATGTCATAGATATATCGGAAGTTCTCTCAGAAAATAGAGAGTACGAATTTCAAGAAGAATTACACATTTGGCTGGCAGAAAAGATTGAGTCTGAACAGATCAATGTGATGTCCGTAATTGGCTGTTTGGAGGTAGCAAAAGCTGCCTTAACCTACGGCTGTTTAGAAGATGTATATGAAGAGGAGTAATCAATGAAAACTAAAGCAAATTGTGGAGCATCTGTTCCTGCAAGTGGCAAAGTCAAAGCCGCGGCAGGTGGCTACATGAAGGTACACAAAAGTACCTACGGTAAGAAGGAAGAAATGTACGGTGGTGGAGCCGTTCAGAAGAAAAAGAAAAAACCTTCTAAAAAGTATTAGGATCGTTATGTCACAGGAACTTACAGAAAAGCAGTTAGCATTTTTGGATGCTTTGGTGGGTGAAGCCAAAGGAGATATCCGTAGTGCCATGCGAGTTGCAGGCTATTCGGATGCTACCAAAACCTCAGAAGTTGTTGGCCCACTAAAACAAGAGATTGTTGAGAGGGCTTCTACTCTGTTGGCAATCAACGCACCCAAAGCGACTTTTTCTATGTTGGATGTACTAGCTGATCCTAGCTCAATGGGAGCTAGAAACGCAGTAACAGCAGCCTCACAAATCCTTGATCGAGCAGGTCTTGTGAAAAAGGAGCAAATTACAGTTACTGCTACGGAGGGTGGAATATTTATTCTTCCCCCCAAAAAAGTTGAGACAAATGATGTCGAAATCGAAGACACTTAAATCTTCATGGGAAAATAAAAAGAGGCCTAATAAAAATGCAAAAATCCCCTACGGCTATCAAGCTTCTGAAGAAGATAGCCTTATCCTTGTTGCAAATCCTGAAATCGTTGTTCTTGTTGAGCAAGCTATGGATTACTTGGATACTGGGAATTCCTATCGTGAAGCAGCTCGTTGGCTATCCAGCGAATCTGGTGAAACCATATCTCATCAAGGCTTGGCAAATATCTGGAAAAGGCATCGTGGCAATCAAAACGAGCGTGTCAGGGATTTGGAAAATAAACGAAGAGCTCGTAACCCCAAAAGCAAAGAAGGACGAGAGCTCCAAGCCCTAAAGAGAAAGCAAGCATCTGCAAAACGTAGTTTAACTGTCGCAAAACGAAATTTAGAAAAGGTAAATGGTAATTCTAAAGAAGTTGTTGAAACAAACACTCAAAATTTTTCGGATACACTAGACTTTAATGCGGCAAACACCAAAACGCAAAGGGTTGTATTCACACCAAACGAAGGGCCGCAAACAGAATTTTTGGCGGCATCAGAAAGAGAAGTCCTATATGGCGGGGCCGCCGGTGGGGGAAAAAGTTTTGGCCTCCTCGCAGATGCCCTCCGCTATTTTGGAAACGGCAACTTTAATGGGCTTATCCTGCGAAGAACTAATGACGAATTACGAGAATTGGTCTGGAAAAGTCAGGAGTTATATCCGCAAGCGTACCCAGGAGCGAAATGGGCGGAGAAGAAAAGCCAATGGACGTTTCCTTCGGGAGCAAAGTTATGGATGACGTATCTAGAACGTCCAGAAGATGTTTTACGATACCAAGGTCTGTCATTTAGCTACATAGCTTTTGATGAGTTAACACAACATCCTACTCCTTTTGCGTGGATGTATATGCGCTCAAGATTGCGTACCACAGACCCAGATTTGCCCATATTTATGAGGGCAACGACCAACCCCGGTGGACCAGGACATTCTTGGGTAAAGCAGATGTTTATAGATCCTTCGCCTTCTAACAAGGCGTTTGATGCTACAGACATAGAGACAGGAGAAGTATTACTTTATCCTGAGACACATAAAAAAGCAGGACAGCCTTTATTTCAACGAAGGTTTATACCCGCAACGTTAAAAGACAATCCTTATCTTTTTGATAAGGGTGAGTACGAAGCTAACCTTCTTAGTTTGCCCGAAACGCAAAGAAGGCAACTTCTGGAGGGTGATTGGGCTATCGCAGATGGCGCAGCCTTTCCAGAGTTTAAGGTACACCAACATGTGGTTGAGCCCTTTGATATACCTCCAGAGTGGAGAAAGTTTAGGGCGTGTGACTACGGATACAGTAGCTACAGTGCTTGTTATTGGTTTGCTATAGATCCAGCCTACGAAACGTTAATAATTTATAGAGAATTATATGTTTCAAAGCACACTGGCAGAGATTTAGCCAAAGCCGTCCTAGAGGTAGAAAGAGGTGAAACCATCACCTACGGAGTACTAGACTCTAGTTGTTGGCACCAGAGAGGCCAAATTGGGCCTTCTATAGCAGAAGAAATGATATCAATGGGATGCCAATGGCGCCCTAGTGATAGATCAAGTGGATCAAGAGTGGCAGGTAAAAACCGCCTACATGAATTACTAAAGTACGACTCGGACAAGGAAATGCCCGGACTTGTTATTTTTGATACATGTAGACAGGCGATTGCAGACTTACCTGTTATCCCCAGCGATCCGAAAGGTGGGGATGATATCGATATACGATACAGATCAGACCACTCCTATGACGCAATACGTTACGGCATAATGTCTCGACCAAAAAGCCACTCAATGTTTGATGATTGGCATAGCAAGCCCGAGAACCTGTGGCGCCCTGCAAGCCTTAAATTTGGATATTAAAATATGGGAATAATGGATAAGCCTACAGACGGCACCGAAGAAATTAGCATGGATTCTGGAACGCCAAGCTCTTTGCAAGAGGGTGAGAACGTATCAGAAGAAAACTCTAGTATGGCTGGGGTGGTTTCGTACATCACTGGAAAATACAACAAGTCTTCAGATGCTCGACAAACTGATGAAGAGCGTTGGCTAAATGCGTATCGAAACTATAGAGGCATTTACGGCCCAGACACTCAATTTACAGACGCAGAAAAATCAAAGGCTTTTATTAAGCTTACCAAGACCAAGGTTCTTGCAGCGTATAATCAAGTTGTAGATGTTTTATTTGCAGGCAGTTCTTTTCCAATTGGAATTGAAACACCTAGCAATCCTATGGGCATAGAGGATGCCGTTAGCTTTGATCAAGCCCCCACGCCAGAAGGCGCCCCAAAGAAGCGTGATGTCAGACCAGATATATTAGAAAGAGTTGGAACTAGAAAAGATTTACTTGAGCCTGTGGCAGAAGATTTAGAAGCAAAGGCTGGCGTTAGCCCAACTTCGATCACCTTTGAGCCTGCAAAAGAAATGGCTCGGTTGATGCAACAGCAAATAAATGAGCAATTAGAAGAAAGTGAAGCAAGCAAGCACCTAAGACATGTAGCATTTGAAATGAGTTTGTTTGGAACAGGTATCCTTAAAGGCCCGTTCTTATTTGAAAAAGAATATCCCAAGTGGAATGAAGACGGTGAGTACGAACCAGAAATTAGAAATATCCCTAAAATTGAACATGTATCGATTTGGGATTTTTATCCAGACCCGGATTCAAGAAGCATGGTGGACTCTGAGTTTGTTATACAGCGGCATAGGGTAAACCGAACTCAATTACGGCAATTTAAAAAACGCCCCCATTTTAGAGAAGAGTCAATCGAACTCGCTATTGAGATGGGAGAAAATTATACAAATGATTACTGGGAAGAAACTCTACAAGACAACATGTCTACTCAGTCCTCTGTACATAGATATGAAGTGTTGGAGTATTGGGGTGTAATTGATGCTGAGACTGCTATAGAGGCAGAAATCAGCCTACCTAAAAATCTCAAAGACGTTGATGAAGTACAGATAAATTGTTGGGTTTGTAATGGACAAATTCTACGTTTGGTTGTTAACCCATTCACACCATCCAGACTTCCATTCTCTGCGGTTCCCTATGAGGTAAATCCTTACAGCTTCTTTGGCGTAGGTGTTGCCGAGAACATGGAAGACACCCAAGAAATTTGTAATGGGTTCATCCGTATGGCGGTGGATAATGCAGCTTTGTCTTCTAATCTATTGATTGAAATAGATGAAACCAATTTGGTGCCCGGACAAGACTTGTCTGTATATCCTGGAAAAATCTTCCGAAGACAAGCGGGAGCTCCAGGCCAAGGCATTTTTGGAACCAAGTTTCCCAACGTTACTGGAGAGTGTTTGCAGATGTTCGATAAGGCTCGTCAATTAGCTGATGAGTCAACTGGTATGCCAAGCTACAGCCACGGCATGACAGGTGTGCAAGGCGTTGGTAGGACAGCGTCTGGGATGTCTATGCTCATGGGTGCAGCCGCTCAAAACATTAAAGCGGTAGTGAGAAATATTGATGACTACCTTTTGTCACCATTGGGCAAGAGTTTGTACGCTTTCAACATGCAGTTTAATTTTGATAAAGACGTTGCCAAGGCTCCTCTAAACGTTGTTGCCAAG